AAAACGTTTGACTCAGAAACAACAGCGTCAGCAGTTGGCTTGTTTACGTCATCATCGTCAGCAAATAAAGTTAAGAAACCGTCGAAATTTGTTGATGACTGCCAAATGTCAGTTTCCAATTTCTCTCCGATAGCACCCAAAACTTCAGCTTGGATAGCGTCCATGATGTCAGAAGGAGCAGTTCCATTTGCAGCACCTGCGCCCATGATTCCATCAGACCAAGTAGCACGGAAATCTTCTTTACAAACGTCAAAATCATTTTTGAATTTGAAAGGCTCGATTAAGTTTTCGTTTAATACGATTGTCCCAGCAGGAGCAAATCCGCAAGTGTATGCAGTTGTTCCGTCAGTATAAGCGATTTTACGCAAAGACAATTTGTAGTTTACATTTTCTGCGATAGTTACCGCATTTTTTTCGATAGTGTCAATCGTTTTGAACGCTTGACCAATAATTACGCCCGCATCGCGGCCAGCATAATTTGAACTTACTGTAGTTGTAGTAGGCATTAGTTTAAGTTTTTAAGATTATTTTGAATTTTTTGTGTTCTTGTCAATTTGACATTTGAATTAGAAACCTCTTTTACTTCGGGTTTCGCTTTTGTTGAAGCCTTAACCTCAACTTGAGAAGTTTTAACCTCAGCGATTTGTGAGCTTAACTCAGTTCTTACCGCTTCGATTTGTTTGGCTACTTCAACTGACATTGATGTAACGATTGATTTTACTAACTCCGCGAATTGATCCTCTTTGGACATTTCAACGTCAGCTTCAACAGTTACCTCAACTTCGGCCTCAGCCTCCATCTCTTTAATTTCGGCGATCATACCTTCTTCGGTAATTACCAAAATTCTATCGTCTTCAAGTTCGTGTTCTCCGATTGGAGCAGGAACTTTGTCTCCGTTTTCAGCCACAATAAAAACAGGTTGCCCCGCTTCAAATGATTCAGCTTCCAAAACGGTAACACCATCTTTTAGCATCATGGTAGCCATTGCAACTTCCACTTGCTCAGTCTCGCTTGATAATTTTACCGAAGCGAAACCGTCTTTTATCGCGTTAACGATTTCATTTAAATTCATACTATATTCACTTTTTAAATTTACTTTCTCCATATCAAAAACCCCATCAATTGAGAAGCCTTTGACTTTGCCTGTTTTAACGTAGTTGTTCCAAATGTCCTCGTTGTTTACTTTCATAGCAGCAAACCACGTCCCGACTGGCTCATTAAATCCGTACATCGTTGATTTGTCGTGTACCTCATCCTCTTTTATCCACGTCTCAACAAAAGTCACATCCTCGATTTGTGTACCCGAATGCTCAATCGTTGAGTTGTTCTGATATCCTTGACGACTGAAATTTTGTTGCACTTGCTTAATCGTTTCCGCAGGGAATACGATGTTAAATTCGTGGCCGTCTTGGTTGGTTTGGTATCAATACCGCGCCTAACAAAATACGCTGCTCCTCGTTTATGGTTGCGAGTTGTATCTCTTTTTGTTGTGACAAAGTGATAAACTGCACTCCAATTGCAGGATCGGATACGAGTGAAACGGCATAAACGCCCTCGTTATCTTCCTCATTAAACATTACTTTGTAAGTGTCCATACCCTAATAACTGATTTTTAATTGTTTGTTATAAACTTTTTTTCGTTTTCAATTTTTAAATTGAAAAACTTAACCCTTTTTTCAATTTTTAAATTGACTTTTTACCCCCCAAGTGTTGCACTTTGAATGATATTGCGGTCTAAACTTTGGGCCGTTGTCACATTATTAGCAACGACATACGCTTGCACTGGTGCCGCCTCACGATTGCCTATTGCGCCCGCTAATTGGTTGACACCTGTTGAGCCAACGACGTTGAACGATGGAGGAGTTGCTCCGCCGCCTGCTCCGCCTGCTCCGCCTCCTAAGTTTGGCGCACTTGATCCGCTTGGATCGGTTGACATAATTTTCTTAATTTGCAATAAGGAGAAGGCTCCCGCAAGTCCCGCTTGAATATATGGGTATGCAGGAAATGTCAAAGTAATTGGCGAGGCTTGAGCAGTTGTATAGGCATTTTGCACCCCTTGATATCCGCTGATTGTAGCTTGCGCCAACGCTAAGGCTTTACCAACTTTTGAGCCTTTGCCAGCTATTTCCCCAATTAATGCAAGTGTATTTTGAGCGATGTCAAGCTTGGCGTTTGCTACTGCTCGCTCGCGTATTTTTGTGTCCTCTGCAGCTTTCTCGTCTTTTTGCTTTTGCTCCTCTCTAATTCTATCCTCCTCGCTTGCGTACTTTTGCATTACTGCGGTGCGCTCAACTGCAAATGCGTCGGTCAAAGTTGTAGTGTCTTGACCTAATTTTGTTGCGAGTGCAATTTGGTCTTGATATTTTTTATCAATTGCCGCAATTTCAATTTCTTGCTGAGTCATTGTCGACTCCATTACTACTTTTTGAGCGTCTTGATTTGCTTTGTACAAATTATCAAAATCCTCTTGTATTCTCTCGGCTTTTTGCTTTGCTAATTCAGCTAATTCCTCAGCCTCTTTTTGTCTTGCTGCAAATCGCTCCTCAGCTAATTTTTTATTTAATGCCGCTTCAGCGTCGCTTAATTGTTTGCCGTGTGTAGCTCGCAAAACGCGCTCGTCTTGCAAAGCTTGGTCGAGTTTCTCTTGATCGTCTTTGTATAGCTTTTGCTTATTTTTTAAATTCTCAAGCTCTAAAGCGTAGGTGTCTTTGCCGCTTGCTTTTAAAACTGCTATTCGGTTTTCGTTGTCTTTTACCAATTTAGCCAACTGCTCGGCTGCCGCTTCGTCTCTTTGGTTTTGACGCTCTTTGGCTGCGCCTGCCTCGTAATTTCCAACTACATCAAAGCCTTTTTTAATCTCCTCGATTGCGCCTTTAAAATCGCCTGCAATCAATTGGCCCAACGCTTTGAACGGCATTAATATGTAATTCTTAATTACATTACCCGCCCCGAATGCGTACTCCTTTAATTTATTGAAAACATTACCCACGTTATTAAGCGCAGGGAACGCCTCTTTTGCTGCGCTCACAATATCCTCCCAATTTGCTGCAATAGTTCCCAAAGCAACAACAAGCAAACCAATACCAGTTGCACCGATTCCCGCTTTGATCCCTTTAAGCGCGTCAACTGCAACGGCCTTGAGTTGCTTGAATGAGTCGCGGCTTTCGCCTAACGCTTGCAATCCTTGCGACAAAGCCATCGCGCTTTGCACTTTTAAAAGCGACTCCTCTAAGTTTTTATTTTCAACACCTGCCAAATTGAGCGCACCTTGATACGCTGAGAACCCAGCAGCAACACCCGACAAAGACGAGGTTAAAGCCTTGAATTTAGCGTCGGGATTAAACGCGTCAGTCAACGCCTTAGCGTCTCCGATTCGGTCTTTAAGTTCTCCCGCTCTTTTTGCAGCGTTAACGGCTTCGGCTGACGTTGCTCCAAATTTTTCGGACAACGCTGCAACCTCTTGTTGCGCTGCTCTAAGTTGTGAGCGTAAAGAGCCAACCGCCTCGTTGACGTTGCCTTGTACTTTTATATCAATTACCTTCTCTATTGCCATTTGATTGCCTTTTTAAATAGTTGTAAATAGTTGCGCGTGTATTCGTATCGCCCTTTGGCAATAGATATAGTCTCATTGTTCTCGTATTGCTCCGCGATTTGGAGCATTTGTAATATATTATTAAGCATTTTGGTATACTGGTATTTTAACTTCGGTTTCTACTCCATTTAAATAGTACTGCAACGCGACTGAGTCCTCTCTATATACGCCTGTTGTGTTCGCTGAAATTGTCAGTTTTAAAATTATGTCCGTGTCGTTGTTTGATGTCAACGGATAACTCAAAAAACCACCCGAAGCAACCACATTAAAATAGTCGTAGTCGATTCGATACAATTGTACCTCGATATTTTGGGCCGTGTTGTCAATCTCTAAGCCTTGAATGTTTGAATAACGTCTTGCAACCGCTCCTTGAATATCTCTAAAATCATTAATCAACTCGAAATCGACTGCGCCTGTTGTGAGGTCGGTTGTCATTGTGTTGATTAAATAGCGTTTATTTGATACTACAATGCGATCATTCAGTTTTAACGATGTGAGCCAATAGGTATCGAGCTGGGCCTTTGCTTTTATTACTCGCGTTCGTTGGTTGTAAATGTTAAAAATCGAGTTTGCATAATACTTTTGAAATAGGCCTGTTGGTGCGCTACCTAAATACCAAGTTGATATTTCTTCGCCCCAGTTTAGCGTTTGCAAATATGACAAATCCGAGCCGCCTAAATTGATTTCGTTACTAAAACGTGGGTAATCTAAATACAATAATGGAGTTGTTCCATCGGTGTAGTAAATATTACCATCACTCAACTCTTGAATGCCGTTGTAATACATTAAAATTGGTTTCGGAACGTACGGTTGCAAATTTATATTCCAACAAGTGGCCGTCAAAAAATCATAACCAGTGTATCGCTCCCACATAATATTCTCAAACGGCAATTTAACCTCGTAGTTTGTAGTATATGCCGAATTAGGGTTGTCAAAAATTAAATCGCCGTAGTCTTTTTCTTCTCGGTTGCGGTAGTTCGTATTTAAAACGTTGTCCGATTTCTCGTATTTGAATGAGATTTGTCGAAATAGATTTGGCCTGTTTATTTCAATGTCCTCCGCTTCGATGTATTGCGTTAAATCTACGACTCTACCCTCTTGATAAAATGCCTCAAGCGGCTGAAATTTGAAAGTATTTTCGTTGATTGGAACAACAACCAAATTCAACGCTTTAACTATTGAAGTCACAAACGCCTCAACGGTCAAGTCTGGAATGTACTTGCGTATTTGTAAATCTCCCGACGTGGAGTTATCGTAAGAGTATGCTGTTTTATAAAAACCAAAAAAACCTCCATTAGAATTACGTTTTAAATTTATAAATAAATCGTAAGTCATTGGAAGCTGAGAACTTATTTTATAAGTAAATCGACGCGTCACATATTGACCGTTGATTGTGTTCTCTTGTTGGCGATATTTTGAGTAATATCCCAAATCGCTATCTCCTTCCAAATCTTCGTAAGTAGCATAAAGAACTCCGTTGTCAAATATCTGAATAGTATATTTAATTGTTGGATTGCTCGGCTCGACTTTTATCCAAGACTCTAATCGAGATGCATTGGAATCAAGTCCAAATGACACGGTACATTGTCCAAGTGACAAATCAAAATCTGGAAATCCCGAGTCTTTGCTATCAAATACAGGACTTTGTGGCTCGCTATAAAAGTTGAACTCCTCCGAGTTTTTACAAAATAAAAACAACTCCTTGAATTGAACATAATTTAAAAAATCCCCTACAAAATTTAAGCCGTATGTGCTTTCGATAAAATCAAAAATTTTGCTTACTCGAATTGCAGGGAATAACTCGGTATAAGGAATTGCTCCAGCGGTTGTAGTTACATCGCTTGACGTTCCTGTCTCAAATTCAAATCGACGCGTTGAGGCAATAAGCGGGAACTTTATATTTGGATAGGCCCCATCAATTACATTGGTAAAATTATACTCGAAATTTAAAGACTCGTACCCGTTAATAACGTTTAATTTGTCCTCCTTAAATTTGTCTTTAAGTTGCACCAAATTACCCACGAAATTAATCGTATAGCTCTCGATAAAATTGTTTTTCTTATTGGCCTTTTGCATTAAGAATTTACCGTCTCGAAATGGGATTGAGTCAATCTCAATGTATCCGTAGTATTTTATCCTGTGATCAAAAGCGAAATCCACATCGAGCGGGTCCTCATCGCTTGTAAGTCCAACGGCTGACTCGTACCAGTGTTTGAAAATGGTGTTGTTATGTTTGCTCGCTGGGACTGTAAACGTCTGCGAATAGTCGGTAAACAATTTCCCAATATCGTTGAAATTTTGAATTGACGATGTGATTGAGATTTTCTCATCGTTAAATAACTCAATTCGGTTGACCGCTTGGCCGTCGAAGTCGTAGATGTATAATGCAACCATTTAAATCACGTCGTTAATTAAGTTATACGAGTACTCGAAATCAATTGTATAGTTGATGTTTTTATCTTTGATTCGAGTCTTAAGATTGGTCGATTTGCTTTTCACGTTTACAGGCTTATTGTCAAGTAAAACAGTCTCGCTCAACATCAAATCCGTGATCACATTCGCAAAGTTCTCGTCAACCCAACCTGTGTTGAGTGTCACGCTTTGCTTACCGCTAAAATTGAACGATTGGAATTGGTTGCGTTGCGGGTTGTAATCTAACGCGTCAGGCAATAAATGAAACGTTGAGTTTTCAGTTTGCAAACTATTTGTTTGAGCTTTGAAAAACGTAAGGAATTGCCACCCTCCAAATCGATTCAAAAACTCGCAAACTACTGGCGTGTATTTGCCCTCGCAAATCGGTATCATTGTAACGGTTGGTTGTATCGTTTCAACAAGCTCGCTTTCGATTATTATATCGTTTCCGAAATTGTGGTCTACAATATCTGCATCTTTAGCAGGGATTTTAAACATATAAATGTCAGCGTCGTTGCTTCCATCCAAAAGAGTGAATGTACTTGAGGACAAATTTCGACGATTTGTCCATTTAACCTCCGTAAGTGAGTCTCCATCGTGATCAATTAAAACGTTAAAATAAGGTAGGTCGGCTTGAGCCAAATCCTCATCAAAATAATACTTAATATCGGGATTTGTCAAGTATGCAATTTTTGCATCCGT